GTACTGTACTACAACCTGTAATAGCTAATACCGCCAGGGCGATTAAAGATAATTTTAATTTATTCATTATTCGTCCTTAAAATGCAAAACTTGCGATTGGAACTACAACTGTAGTTTTAGTGCCAGCAGAATCAACTACAGTAAGTGTAACACTACTTGTACCTTTCTGCCATGTAACCGTATTGCCGTCTAAATTAAAATTACCAGTCTGTGGATTCGAACATCCAGCAATAGCACTACCATCAGCGGCTTTACAATTATTCTGGAATAGGTTATTTGATAGCTGTGTGGCTAATTGTGCATAAACTTGGCTTTGGAACAAGCTCATGAACTTGGCCATTGGCGTATTTTGACTGGCAGTTAGCGCAGCCTGGTTGGCGGCATCTTTCTGCGCCTGTATAGAATCTTTCTGCGCTTTTTCCATCTGCTGTAAGGTCAGTACTTGTGTACTCCAACCATTCCCACTGAATGTTGGATCTTTGAACTGTTGTACTAATTCTGCCCTTGCAAAATTTGCAGTCAGTATGCAAAAAGTACTGACTAAAAGTATTTTTTTCATGAGTTTCGCTCCTCTGTAAGTTATTTACTTACATTTAGAGACAATTAAAGTAGTACTTTAATATTAAACTGCTAATATAATATACCAGGTCATAGCAATGTATGACAATTGATGGGCCATTTGATCTAGGCCGAATTGATTCCAATATAGCGGAGTAGTGTTGTCTTTACTACCATACTTTACCTTAGTGTAGTCTATTAGGTAATGATATACACCTTCTACAGCTACTACTGCCAGTACAGTTAATGGAGCAATTGGATGTATAAATGAAAACAATAGCAATACCACTAGAGATGCAAGCATATGATCTCTGGTATGCGTCATACCAATAGGATCCAACCACACGCCTTTTTTAACAGTCTGCATGTAGGTTTGAATTTTAAAATCAGCGTACCAATGTTTGATTTGCAAAAGTACTAGTAAAAGTATGGTTTCCATGTATAGTATTTATAATACTATCACTTAACAAAAATAGCAAATGAATTGGTTATCTACCAATATAGATCTGGGGTTCTGCGTCTTCCCTACGTTGTCGTTCAGTTTTGGGTATTAAACCAGTGCCGTATTGTGGGTATTTTTGCTGTCTATCATAGGCTACCCAAATAAACAGCCCGCCTAATAGTAGAATTGCGAATAAGATTATTGCTCCAACTATTGCATCGTATGTAAGTTGTTTTATTCTAGCTTGACGTCTTTTTTCTTGAACTGCTTCCTGTTGCATTTGCCTTGCAATAAGTATTTTTTGTTCCTTGCCTAACTGATTCATCATCTCGCTAGTTTCAGTCCATAATGCGCCTAATTCAGGAGGAGCTTGATATATCATCATATCACGCAATTCCATAGTCATTTGCTCTAATTGCTTTTTCATCAAAACACGTTGTAGCGCACGTTTTCCTAGACTAGCATCACCGTGATAAATTTCAGTGCGGCTCTTACGTTCTTCTTCTTCAAGAATTGCCACACACTTGTTCATGTTATCAAAAAACTCTCCAAGATAATTTCCAAGATCTGTATAGATACCTGTAGTTTCACCTTGCTTCTTGTTTAATTCGATTACACGATTTTTTTCCTCTATGTAGGCATTCTTCTGTGCTACAGTAGCAGGCTTGTCTTTGTGATTATTGTGGAATTGATCGTCGAGATCTTTAAGAACAGCTTTTACGTCACCCGCGGCACCTTTGATGTCCTTATATAACTGACACCCTTTTTTAACAGCCGCCACGGCTGTATTTGCTAGTGCAAATAAGGTAATTGGATCCACGGTTCGCTCCCGGAAATACTTACGTATTTACCGAGATTTTACTCTCCGGAGTAGGCCAATTCGTCGTCGGGTATATCAGTAGTATTTACTGTGGGATTAGGCGCAGTTTCGTCAGGTGCTACAGGCTGTTGTGCTATAGCTACTGGTTTTACTGGCTTAACTGCTTTAGTTGGAGGAGGAGGTAATTTACGCTCCCCGTCATGCGGTAACTCTTTTGTATTGGCTTTTTTAGCTGGTTTCTTTTTGTCTAGCTTTTTAATTGCGCCATCAATTGGATCCCATCTACGTCCGCCTGTAGGTTGTACTGATATCCTTGCTCCAGGAATACCGGCATTATCTCTATCACCCTTGTAGGAGATATTTAGTACAGGGTCAAATCCACCATCAGGTGTGATGCCGTTTGGCCAAGTATTGTCTACACCAAAAATTTCAAATGTGTCTTTATCTAAAGATCTAATATGAATATCGCCAGCCATTACTGCATCAACATTACTAGGGCCGGGTTCACCGCCAAACTGTTTACCAAACACAATTTGATTTTTTAATGTTGGATCAGCAATTTCACGGCCCATGGACGTTGCTTTAGGGATACCTTCTTTGCCAAATAATAATTGGGCTTGTGCTATAAAATCTTGTATTTCAGGATTCTGGAAAACTGGAGCATGTGTAACTCCTCCCCATCCTGCAATTGCTCTAGGGCCTGGACCGTCTTTTAGACTAATCCATGCAACTGGGTTACCACTTCCGTCAACAATTTCTGCATCAGCTTTTACACCAGGTGTAGCTTTATGTACACCGCCGGCTTGCACAATTCTATTGCCTACTTTTAGATCAATAGTTTTTACACCACGTTTTTGTGTATTATAAATTATGTGCTGATTTATGTTTTCAATTTGACCCTGTTCGATACGTTCACGAGACGCTGGCTCTTCACCGCCAAAATCTTTGTCTTTGGCTATTTTATTAAGAGAAACATATGGATACTGTTTGTTCGTTGTTTTAAGTTGTAGATTTGTACGTTCTTGCGCACCTGCGTCAGTTAACCAGTATGCAACTCTGTTTACTTCTTTCGGTGAGTTATCTAGTTTAACTGGTATTCTTACAATTTTACCATCTACTTTTTCTTCAATATGTACTGTTGCACCGTCAGTTACTTTTTTTAGCAAGACGGTTCCACGCCATCTGGTGCGAGGGTCGAGCAGTTGGGCTCTGCTCAAAGTAGCCATTTCATTAATAATATCGATTACACGCATAGTGTAATATTTATACTATTTCAGGGAACAGACAATTCTGAATGAAAATCTGTACATCTTCTTCACTTAACCCTAAACTGACCATTACACGTGGTGTATGTGGGTTTTGCTTTTGATTTAGGCAGTAGTAATTTTGCTCTGCTGTAGTATCTTCTACAGTATTATTAGTCTCACCTACTGATTCTAAGTAATGTGCCAGCGTAGTATGTGCCATAGCAGTTATTTGATCTAACTCTGCTTCATCGCTAACATTACCTGCGGCAACCATGCTAGGGCTGAATATATTAGTAGCCCATTCGGGTAAAGTACGTGGTTTACGCCACTCTAACTTTGCTACTTCTCCAGCAAACCATTCCATCATAGGATGATTAGGATCGCCAGCTTTTGAATAATCGTGGAAACAACCAGTCATTTTGTTCTTGCCAGCTACTACATCAAAGCCGTAAATTGGAGCAGGATTATGTGTATGTGGAAAGATGCAACAATGCATCATCCAGAGTCCTTTAGTATCTCTCGCATCAACCACGTCAACGTGAGCACGGCGATAACAATCACTAGTCCATACACGATTAATCCAGCCAGGTTGGTTAAAACGATCCATCCCAGGTTCGAAAATTTCAGTCCCAGTCCGGCCAAATTCGCTCTCCAATAGATGCTGAATCTCGATTAATGTATCCCATACTTTACTTGATGTCATTTGATATTTCTAGCATTTCTTTAAACAGTTGTGTAGCAAACTCAAAACATACAGTTGCTTCATCTGCCATGTCATCACTAATCTTTGCACGAATAGCTGACTTAAGACCGTCTGGATCATTAAATTTATACATTTCACCCTTGCCTGGGACCTTTTTAGCAATCATTTGTCCGCCAGCAAGATCACCCATATGGCGAACATAGATATGTGCCATAAGACGTTTTGGATCATCTTTAATGCTCATAATGTAGTCCATATACTTTTGTACAGTTGGACACATAATTGGGGTTTCTTTATTGTCACTGCCCCATAATTCAATAAAATCATTAAGGATAGCAGGTGCTCGACGAACATCCGGCATATCACTTAACAAGCCGTGCATCATCGCACAAACTTCTAGGATTTCGTAACATGGATGCTGATTTTTTAAAAATGTAGCATACAGTTTAGGATTGATATTACCCGAAAATAAAATCTTTACAAACTCTTGTCGTTCAGCATTTTTATGTGCTTCGTGTGTTAAATCTCTTAGGCTCATTCTTCTTCCAATTTAATTTGTAATGGATGTCCTGCGGTTCTAGCTTGTTGTGTAGATTCAACAGCTTTAGCCTCAGCAATTTCAAAACTATATACACCCGCAATGCCGCTACCAGTTTCATGCACTGTAAGCATAATTTCCTGAGCTGTTTCTTGAGTATGTTTAAAGATACTAACTAATATAGATATAACAAATTCCATTGGAGTAGAATCGTCATTCAACAGGATTACTTTCCAACGCTTTGGCTCTGTGGCCTTAATCTTGATCTTTTCTTCGATCTGAATATCAGTAGACATTATGTTCTCTTTCTAAGAGGGGGAGTTTCCTCCCCCGGTTGATTATTTAACTTCGATTTGACGAGGCTTCAATGCTTCTGGCATAATACGTTCAATTCGAACGACTAACATTCCGTCAACCACTTCAGCTTCTTTTACTTCCATGTACTCAGCAAGAGTCCAATTTTGTTCAAAGTTACGTGCGGCTAAACCACGATGCAAATACTCTTTGTTGTCAGTATCTGATTCTGCTTTTACACCACGCACTACCAATTGATCTTGGTCCACTTCTACTGTAATTTCTTCTTTACTGAATCCTGCTACTGCTACTTCAATAGCATAATCACTATCACTATACTTCACAATGTTATGTGGAGGATAGTTTGAGTGTGCTCTAGTATTGTTAAAATACTGATCAAACCCTACAAGGGCTCTGCTGATCTGTGCTAGATCAGCTGGGTTAATAGTTCTAAGTTGCATTTGTGACATTTTATATCTCCTTATATTAAGCAAGAACTTTACAGGGCCCTATGATAGGCGCCCTGTGTGTTTATTATATTACTTGTTTCCTTCTTTGTCAACTTCTGTGAAACTAGCATCTACTGTTTCACCTTCTGCTGACTGTTCAGGTGCGGCTGCCTTAGCGGCTTCTGCGGCCTGCTTCTTAGTCATCAATGGACCTGCGCTTTCAAAAAGTTTAGTTACTGCATCAGTAATCTTTTCTTTGTCTTCGCCAGCCATTGCTTCATCTAATGCAGTTCTAGCAGTTTCAAACTCTGTCTTTTCTTCTTCAGTGATTTGATCTTTAAATTCATCATAATCCTTGTTCAAAGAATGACGAGTTGATTCTGCTTGATTACGTGCATTGATTAGCTCTGCTGCCTTCTTATCTGACTCTGCATTTTCTTCAGCTTCTTGAACCATGCGTTGGATCTCAGCTTCTGTCAATCCTGAATCAGACTTGATAGTAATCTTGTTTTCTTTGCCAGTGTTTTTATCTTTGGCACTTACATTAAGAATACCGTTGGCATCAATATCAAGTGTCACTTCAATTTGTGGCATGCCACGTAGTGCTGGTGCAATACCTTCTAAATTAAATTCACCTAATAGTTTGTTGTACTTAAACAACTCACGTTCACCTTGTGCAACCTTAATAGTTACAGCTGGTTGATTGTCTTCTGCTGTTGAGAATGTTTGCGAGTGTTTAGTTGGAATTGTTGTATTCTTAGCAATCAACTTGGTAAACACACCGCCCATTGTTTCAATACCCAATGTTAATGGTGTAACGTCTAACAATAGAACATCAGTCTTGTCACCTGCTAGAACAGCACCTTGTACTGCGGCACCTGCGGCCACTGCTTCGTCTGGGTTAACGTCTTTACGTGGTGCCTTGCCGAATAGTTTCTCAACTGCTTCTTGTACTTTAGGCATACGTGTTTGTCCACCAACTAGGATAACTTCGTCAATGTCTGCGGCTGTTACTTTAGCATCTGCCATAGCAACTTTACATGGATCAATCGAGCGTTGGATTAACTTCTCAACCATTGATTCAAATTTGCTACGTGAAATTGTAACGTTCATGTGTTTAGGACCATTTGCATCAGCTGTGATGTATGGCAAGTTAACACTTGTGCTTGCGGCAGTAGACAACTCAATCTTAGCCTTTTCAGCGGCTTCTTTCAAACGTTGTAGTGCAAGTACGTCTTGCTTCAAATCAACGCCGTTGTCTTTCTTGAACTCGTCTACCAAGTAATCCATAATAACTTGGTCAAAGTCTTCACCGCCTAGGAATGTGTCGCCGTTAGTTGACAGTACTTCAATTTGCTTGTCGCCATCAATGTTGGCAATTTCGATAATTGAAATATCAAATGTACCACCACCTAAGTCGTATACAGCAATCTTACGATCACGCTTGTCTGCTTTGTCAACACCATATGCCAGTGCAGCCGCTGTTGGCTCGTTAATGATACGTAGAACTTCTAAACCAGCAATACGTCCTGCATCTTTAGTAGCTTGACGTTGTGAATCATTGAAGTAAGCTGGAACTGTAATAACTGCTTGAGTAACTGTTGTACCCAAATAGTCTTCAGCCGTCTTTTTCATCTTGCGTAGAACTTCTGCTGACACTTGTTGTGGAGCAAGTTTTTCACCATTAGCTTCGATCCAAGCATCACCGTTGTCTGCCTTAACAATAGCGTAAGGCATTAGATCGATGTCCTTCTGGACTTCTTTCTCGTCAAACTTACGTCCGATTAGACGCTTGCTTGCGTAGATAGTATTCTTTGGATTTGTGACTGCTTGTCGTTTTGCTGTTGCACCTACTAAGATTTCGTCTTTTGTATATGCAATGATTGATGGTGTTGTTCTAGCACCTTCGCTGTTTTCGATTACTTTTGCAATTCCGTTTTCTAGAATTGCCACACAGCTATTTGTTGTACCTAAATCGATACCGATGATTTTGCTCATAATAATCTCCTTTAAATTAAGCAAGAAATTCGTAGGCCCTTACGGCGCTCTACAAATTTATTTATCTCTCAAGAAATATTTTCGTTAAAAATATTTGACCATTTCTTAAGTTTTTCAATTTTAGCAATTTTAGCGATTTCTAGTGACTTAGTACTAATAACCTGCATGTCTACTAAGATGTCAATCATAGCTAACATATCGCCTAATTCTTCTTCTAAGTGTTCGCAGTTAGTTTTAGGTTTACCGGGTTTGTAATTATCTAATCCAAAACGGTGACACTTGCTTACTGCGACTACTACTTCTGCACATTCTTCGCTAAGAATGTTCATTACTTCGCGTTCTCTTTCATTCATATCTACTTCCTTTTTGTCCAGGGTCATTGCTATTGGTACACTCTAAATTATGATCTGTTGATTTTGGGCAACGTTTATTTCCGCAGTCAGGGCATACTATAAATGTATACATTGTTACAGGAATGCCGTGCTCGTCTTTAATTTTATTCATACAATTATAGCATCCGCAAGGCGGAAAGTCTATAGGATTATTTGTATTTGTAAAATGCATATTATCGTTGGTTGGCAAAGGGAGCGATGTAAGTGCCACCGCTAGTTGTGCTAGTTCGGAGAGTATTGTAGACATTTTGTATTCCTACTGCTTGATTCCACGCATCTTCTAACGCATGGTGGGCTGTTACCGGCGGACGCTGTGGGTTAATGCCTAAATCAAATGCTGTACGCACATCACGCACTTCCCAGAATTTCCAAGGAATAGCACGATTGATTTTACGGAACACATGCTCGCAAATAATAATATCGAAGCATGATCCATTGGACCACACACGTTTAGCACCCCAACAGAATTTGTACAATTGAGCAAAGGCATCAACAATATCAATTCTTCCTTCGGGATCAAAAGCGGCTTCTTGCGCTTCTTTACTTTGTTGGCTCCACCACGCGATTGTGTCATCGCTAGTAGTAAGTCCAATTCGATCGCAACTGTCAATATCTACTTTTACGTAGAAACTTTCCATGTTAGGTTCTTTGAGTTCAGATCCAAACGGATCAAATTTTACAGCACCTATTGTAAGAATAGTTGCGTCGGGAGTTGTGTTTAGAGTCTCCAAATCTATCATAATGTCTGTAAGCATACAAACATTGTAACAGATCTAGATGCGTTTGTCAATAGAGTTTTGGTGGAAGTTGTTGATCTCGAAGCTGTTTGCGCCAACGACTTTTGGCAGCTCCTTTCTTTCTTTTTCGTTCAGTCGTTGGTTTTTCGTAAAATTCCTTAGCCCGTAAAGTTTCTAGGGTTCCAGCTTCTTCAATTTTTCTTTTGAAACGGCGTAGGCTTACATTAATGTTTTCGCCATCGCGTACTGTAACGCCAGTTCCTTTACTCTTCTGATGCATCTTCATCGTCCTCGCTGTCGCCAGCTTCGTGACTGGCTATTTGTTCAACAATCCAATTTAAATCATAAATTCGATTTTTACTTATTAATTGGAAAGGTGTAACATCGTCACTTGTGATATAATGACTATTTGGATGAGCTAGTAGGTATGTAACGAATTGGCTTGTTATTCCATCGCAGTTGTCCACATCGATGATAATTACTTCAACTTGTTGTGATACGCTTAGTAGCCAATCGATGTCAAGATCATCTTCATCAAAAATGAAAACGTTTATATCATCAATACTATGACTCAAGATAGTTTGAAACTGTTCTTTAACCATAGTAGATGGTTTTACCAACAGATAACTTAAACTCATATTAAAGAGTTTATCTGGTGGTGTTATTAGAGTTATTTTTCCTAAGTTCATGTATACGCTCTTCAAAGTATGCTATTTTGTCCGGTGGATAACTATAAAATCTAGGACCATTTGACTTTATATCTTCTACAAACTCGTATAATTCGAGTTCTGTGTTTGCGTCAACTGTAAAGTCTGTAAATTGATGATCACTGTATTCTTTATATAACTGATCAATAGGATTCAATCCAGCTACCTTACCCCAAATACTATTAGTTCCTTGTTCTTGATTTTGTATGTAACCTACACTCTGTTCTTCACTTGTATCTGACCCGTCTCGTCCTTGGTCATGTATGTCTTTTTTTTTGATTCTTCTTCGGCACCCAATATATCAGAAAACAAAGTTGTCTTGGCTGGTGCTTCTTCAACCGCAGGTACTTCTGCACCTTCGTTGTTAATATAAGTTTCACCTTTAGCTACACGTTCTTCAACAGTTGATTCTACTGCAATATGTTTTTCAGCTTCTTCAACCATTTTATTCCATTTTTCCAATTCTGAATCTTCAGTCATTGGAACATGTTGTTCTGTATTGTCTTCTACAATAGTAGCAGGCTCTAAATCTGTGTCTTCTTCAATTTGGATTTCTTCTGGCGTAGGTTTTTCTCCGACAAATGTATCCAATTCGGCAATATTAAGTTCTTTTTGTTCTCTAGTCCAAGCAAATGTCATCTGTGAGGCTAACAACATGATAACTGCTAGCGGGTCAAATACAATAACAATTAAGATAATGATCCAGGTAACTGCTCGTTCGAGCATTGACTCGTCTGGAGAGGAACCGTATATAAAGGCGGCAATATATTTGATAGGCCCGACTTCAGCTTCGACCTTTCGTACCTCAGCCGCGATAGGAGCTCTTTCTTCGTTAAGAGCGGAAATTCGTTTTTGGGATTCCGTAATTTCTTGGCCCAATCGACTGCGATCCTTTTGTTGGGCTTTACGTATTGCGACTGCTTTGTCTGCACCTTTTTCATCTTGTGAGCGTGCCATAACTTGGTCCACTGCTTCATCAAGTTGTTTGAGAGCTTTGCGGTTAGCATCTATATTTTCCTTCTCTATCTTAATTTTTTCATCGTATATGGCAATTTTACTGGTAACATCTCCGCTTACTAAACTTTGATCATTGTGTGCTTTGGAAAGGAATCCAAAAATACCCATTGAGGTAATAAGCATTAGTACTACAACCGCAATGGTCATATAGTACTTCATGAAACGTGGAGCCTTTTCCCAATTGGCTTTTAGCCAAGAGGCGCAGACAAGTTTGCCAATCTCCAAAGCCGATCCCATAATGATAATTGGGATTGCCGCCGCAGAGAAAATTGCGGTCAAACCTACTACTGAGTAATAGATTGCGACCGCAGAAATTGTTAAACCAGTTAGGAGTAAAAGCCAAGCAAGAATCATTAAGTTATATTAACCAGCTAGAGTTGATTCGACAATACGTGTTACTGCCACTGTACCAAATGTTTGAGTAGCTGTCATTCCAGTTGTAGTAACTGTAATAGCAAACTGTGTATCACCAACTGTTGGATTATATACACGTTGAGTTTCAGTAGTTACATCACGAATGCCTTGAGCAATTGCATTTTGAATAGCAATAGCAGTTGTGCTAATCGGTGTTGAACCGTCAATGGCGTTTGCGCCAGTTACTGGAACGAATGCAGGACGCTCGTAGTTTACTGTAAATTGTAAACTAGTTGCTTGTGCATCAGCGTTAGCTTCTGTAATAGTAATATCGCGAATTTGGCAATCTGCTAAACCAGTTAAGCGGTTAATGATATTGCGGAAACGCATGTTACCTCTAGCACGAGCTTTACCAGTTACGTAGGTTGTTGGCAAGTTTGCTGTTGTAAAACTATCTGATGAGTTAGGTGTTACACCGCCGTTGTCGTTGCCATCAGCTGTTGGGTAATAAGTGCTATTACTCATAGTGATGATAACTTTGTACATTTCAGCTTGTAGCTGATCTAAATCGTTTTGAAATCCTGATGGCATTATCTGCTCCTTGTTTATAAGATATTTATCAGCAAAACACCTCTAATAGCAATTATATACTAGAGGTGTTAGCAGAGCAAATTATTTGAAGATAATCATAGCCATTAGGGCGGCTTGCACGAAGAACCCAAAACCAATGGTTACAATGTTCAAAAAGTCCTTTTGAATTGCGGCTTTAATAAAAAAGCAGAATAATCCAGCCCATGCAAATAGCACTAGGTCTACAGGAGGCATTTTTTCAGTTAGCCCTGTTAGAACTGCTAATAGGGTTGGAATAGTGGCCAGATGCATAAGGATTACAGCAACCCAACCCATTGTTTCTGCGCTTACATGAGGCGCATGCTCTTTGATGTTTTTAACCAGCAGATCTAAATCAAAGAAATCATGGACTTTTGATTTAACTGTGCTAATAATCGCTTGTGTGTTCATATTATTCCTTAATTATAAAATATGTGGTGCCCAATTTTGGCTATAGGTTTTTTGTTCCAGCCTGGCTGTACATAATCACCATGAAAGTATAGGGCATTCTTTAAGTCTGGTAGGCGAAATCCTTCTAATAAGACTTTCTTTGCCACTTCCATACTTTCTGTGTACATTGGACCATTCATTGGTTTCATTGCACTTGGGCCTTCACAGTACCAGCTGAACTGACACATGACCTTTTCGTAGACTACATTCTTTTGGTAGACTACTTTACAGATGTCAGATGGAAAACTTCCACTTTCTGTTCTGTTGATTGTTACCTGCGCAACTGCTACTTTACCTTCAAAAGGTTCAGAGCCTGCTTCATGGTAGATATTACGAGCTAGACAATCTAATTGTGTTTGTCTCATTTGTGCTGTAACGGGACTCGCTTGTTCACGAGCTTGTTTAAGATTATTAAACTTTTGACTTACTGCTGTTTGTGCTATACCAATTACGGCTAGCAGTACTAGACAGTTTAAAACTATTTTGATAATGCGTATCATTTGTTTTCTCCTTTTACGCGGTGGATGAGGTATCGCTACTACCGTCATGGTTGATTTGGCTGTCGTTATTTCTCCTGTAAAATTTAGCCTTGACCAACGAACCTTTCGTGGACAATATATAGTTATCCTCTGCTGTCAGGGGTAATATACTATTATTATGAGTAACCATTGTTTAACGCCTCATACGAGCGATATCAACTGCTTCCTCATTGCTAAAAATTGGTACTGCGTTGCTTTTATGCATGGTTGCAATACCTTTTACCATAGTACCTGTATAAACTTTGGCTGGAGCCAAAGTAGCATTTCCACCAGTACTAACACTCTTAAGATGAGCAGTAGTATTACGACCTTCTGGGATTTTTAAACTGTATGAGCTAGCCAGGCTTTCAGCTGACATAGCACGTTTACGTTTCTTTTCTTCTAGCTCAATGCCTTGACGTTTGAGCAGTTCTTTCCAACTAGCATCTAGTTGTTCGGATTGCCGTTTAGCTTCGGCAGAAGCGAATTTCTTTTTGCCCTTCTTTTTGCCACTAGTACTTAACCATGGGCCTTCTAAATGCATACTCAAAATAAATCTCCAAAAGTTATAACAATGCTAATAGTATAGCATCACTTTTGGAGACTGTCAACTCAGTTTGGAACTAAAACTATTTTAGTCTGATTAGTCTGCGGATCAATCATTTGTTGCCAATGATACCCAACTGGAGGGGCTTGAACTGTCGGTTGAGTATATACCACGCTAGGTTGTACATACACAGGTTGTTGTTCAACAATTACTGTATTAGGACGACTTAACTCGTATCCAATTACTCCACCAATTAATGCTGGAGCAACCCAACTTCCACCGCATCCATAACAACCACCACGATAATATCCACCATGATGATGCCATTGTGCGCTAGCCGAACCTGCAATTGCCAACAATGACAAAGCTAAAAATAACTTTTTCATATTATACTCCTTTAAGCGTATACTAATATAACGCCTTAGACTAATATTTAGTTGACTTATTTTACTTCTTTACGAGCGTTCTTAACGGCTGTTACATCGTTACGAGTTTCTTTGCACAACTTAGCCAAATCTTGACAATGCTTACGAACGCGAGTACCTGCGGCACCTACTTCTTTATCGTAAAACTTTTCAAAGTCTGCTTCCATTGCTTCGATGATTGCAGTGAATTCTGCGAATTTATTTGTAGCCATTTTTATTCCTTTAATGTGAGTACAGAGTACTTATAACTAGTGTAGCACTGCTAAAAATAAAAGTCAACCGCAATTGGCATTACCGGATCCAGGCCCAGCAGTTGACCCATCAATTCTAGCATCACCAACACGATGCACAGCTAGACCATTTATAAACACAGTGCTACTTCCGGCAGCCGCAGTTTGATTTGCGGCAATGCCCTGCGGGTGGCCTCGACGATTTTGATTATATAAATCATCATTTTCATTACTGCCTGTTTGGCCTACTAGTGCAACACCTTTGCCGTTGACTAATACGTTGGTAGACAACCCTTTATCAAAAGGGGCGCCTCCGTGTACATTTGTGTCGCCGGCTAAAGAGATTGCGGCCATTATACTAGCTTAATACCAGTTGTTTGCTGGATATAAGTGTCTCTAGCTTCTTTTACTGTAGGTGCTAGTACCATAATTGAATTACGATTGATAGCTACATCAGCTTCTGGATCAGTAGTAAACAAGAATGGAACTAGCCCAATTCCTTTTTCAGTTGCTGTTAAACATAATGGCTTGCTAACTTTAATGTTCATCGGGCCTTCTTCAACTAACTTAGCAACGATTTCTTCACCTGCTGTAGTTTTGATTGTAACTACTTCGCCTTCGGCGATACCTTTATTGATTAACATATTATACCTTTTCGAAATGTTTCTTGAGTTCTGTAAACCCACCAATGTAATTATCATCTAAGAAAATTTGTGGTAAAGTTCTGGCTGTAGGTACAGCTTCTAATAGTTGTTCTTTAGTCCAATCTTCTTGAACATTTCTTTCTTCATATTCAATGCCTTTCATTTCGAGTAGGGCTTTAGCCTGTACGCAAAATGGGCAAGAGTTCTTACTCCACACGACTGCTTTCATTCTGTCCTTTTTCTTAAAAATTAAATCCCAATTGCTTTCAAACGTTTTATGATCAACACTGAAAGGTCTGGGGGCACTTCCTTTTCCCGACATGTCATCTCCTAGGTTTAAAATGAAACACACCACCATTGGGTGCGTTCTTAGTATTATATATACTTATTAAGTTAAGTCCATGCATTCCGGCTAACATGATTAGTTTAGGATCTTTGTTAACTTCAATAATATAAAGATCAGCATCATCTGTTAGATGCGCATTTATATTTTTATAAAATTCTCTATGAATGGCAAAATCTTGATCTACCAATATACGTAGCATATTTGGATCTGGATAATCCTTACTTGTTGCAACTTCATCAAATGTCCAGGGAGGGTTTGCAACAACTAAGTCCCAAATTTCTTCTTCAGGTAAGTTCTCAATTGCAGGACTTACATAACCTGTGATCTTGTCAGTTAAATTATTATTAGATGCAGTATTATAGCAATCTTGTATAGCTACATCATAGTAATCAGAAAACACCATATGATCGCATAATCCCAATCCTAATACTTCGAATCCAATAACTCCGAAACCAGCACACCATTCAAATCCGCGATCGTACTTTTCCTTGCCAGAATTTCTAATAGCTTTTATAATATTGGTTTTATAGTTTAAGCCGCCGCCGTCGAGATGTGCGGGAGAGTTAATCTTTATACCACAGTCTAAAGTAATGTCAAGAGGAGTCCAGTCTTTCTCATAATCCAATGACATTAATTTCATAGTGATGGTAATGCTTCGTAATCTATGCCCTCTCCCATAACACCAATAACATAGTTTGTTGACTCATTTTCTTGTAGAGCTGTTTGTTTTTTGCTTGTGTCGCTATGTTTATTAAACCACGGAATTGGCGTACTGCGTGGAGCGGCCTGTTGATACTTGATGCCGATATCTTTCAATGCGGCTACTGCTGTATAGTCAACAAAGTCTTTTAGAATATTAGCATTAAGACCGATCACTGGTCCCTTCTTAAACAAGTAGTCTGCCCATTCTTTTTCTTCACGAATAACATCTGTGTACATGGTGTAGACTTCTGCTTCACATTCAATTTTAGCATTGGCAAATCTTTCATCTTCTTTGACCACTTGATTAATCAAGTAAGCAGTCCAACCTTTGTGTAACAGTTCATCTTGTAGAATTAAACTAATAATGTTTCCATTGCCGATAAAGATCTTGTTTTCTACCATAGCAAGAGAAGTTGCAAATGACACCATGAAGCGGAAGGCTTCGAGGGCATAGCTTGCATTAAGAGCCAACCAAATAGCTTTGATATGTGTCTGTTCATTGATCTTCTCTCCAGATTCTTTTCGACAATTAATAAGATGTAATGCATCATAGTAGTTGCCTACACTTGACGCCATGCTAACAATCTCTTCTGTATCATGGATAGTGTTGAACACATCCTTAGGCACATTGTAGATGTTACGGATTATGTGACTGTAGCTCTTGCTGTGGATGTTGGTTTCAAAGAAGCCCCAGTTATACATGG